TCAATTGAGTTGCCAACGTCAGCTTTGTTTTTCCACTTATGCTCAAATGGATCAAAAGTAAGATTAAAGTATTTGGCCACAACCCATTCACTACCAATTGTTTCGCTGATCTCAATAATGTACTCAGCAAATGACTTTGTTTTGTCGTACATGTTAGGCATGGTTGATCCGCCATTTTGCTGGTATTTGATTGCAGCTAACAAACAGATGACCTGTTCATCACGGTGCAATTTCATCTTCACCGGCAACCGCCACAAAACCAAATAATCTTTTCGGTTGCGTCATAGCCCTTTTGGTAGCCAAAATCATCATGTTTTGATAACAATGAACATTTGTCACACTGGCTCATTTTGTAGATTGCCACAACTGCGCCATTTTTTAGCAAACGGCATGTCATTGTTTGCGGATTAATCAGCTCAACATAATCGCTCATACCTGTGGCTTCCATTTCCCGTCACTAGCAACGACGTACCAACGAGGTTGGCATTGTGTTGCTTTTGTACGCTCTGTGCAGAAATAGCCGCCCCACATTTTGTTTGATCCTTCAGCCGCTTTTTTCCAGATCATGTGACCATGACTGCATTGCGGGCTTTCCTCTGCCAATTTACCGCCCAATTCACTTGCGATCTGTGAAATGGCGTCAGCTGCGGTGACAATGCCAGCGGCGTGAACTTCGGCTTCAGTTTTGTAGCTTGGGACGTCACCAAACTTTGTCGTCCAATAATCGTATTGTTTGTCAGCATTTGCCACGACGGCACTTTTGGTTTCAACCTGCGCCATGATCTCTTTTGTGCTGCGTTCAGCACCACCCATGACAAGCTGTTGAACACGCATAATGCAGCTTGTGACGGTGTCTTCGACAAACCAACGTTTCATGTTTTGTTGGTATGCGCCCTGATAACCATAGGCATAGTCAACACCCGCTGGCTGTTCATCATCTTGTGTGCGATAAGCTTTAGCTTCGACTAGTACATAACCTTTTTCTGCACTAAATTCCACAATGCGCGTTTCGATTCGCCCAGTCGGGTACGTAACCAACCAGCGTTCAAGTCTTTCGCGTGAAGCTTCGTAGTTATCTAGAAAACCCATTTAACTTCCCTTCGACTTGATGAATCAAAGTGTCTGCAATGTGCTGTGATAGGCATGAAGCGCAGCCATGACCTTGCGTTTCGTGAACGCAGCCAAAAGATGTGGTTATTGCCATTTTTATAGTTTGAGCCAATTCGGTCATTTTTTCACCGCATTTGAGCTGTGACGACCAATTGCCTTACCGCGTGCTAAACCTTCACGACGGCCGTCTGTAAAGCCTTTTGAATAGCCAATCGCAATTGTTAGAACTGACCAAATCATAAGCATAAATAAGCGAATCAAAGTTTCGCCGTCAAGCAAGTCAACTACCATTTTTCGATCTCCCGAATCTAGGAGGTAACCATTACCACCTGGATTAAGGGTGAAGCATGACCCTGACAAAATCAAGCATTGCGCGTGTTGTGCGGCGTGTCGCTAGCCAAAAACCTTGCCGTCAACAATAAATGAACCGTCGCGTTCAATCGGCACAATTTGCGGGCTGACCTTTGAGCCTTCAACCCGTAAAATGCCAAAACCCTGCGTCCAGTTGGCTGTGCCTTTTGTGTATTTTGCAGCTGAAAAACGCATAAGGTTGCCCACTTCCATGCCCCACAACGTGCGTCCCATTTTGTAGCCGCTGGATTCAGTAAATGTTGAAATGCCCAAACGGTGCGTATGACCTTGAACGACGGATTTACCATGAAGCCGCGCAGCTCTCAAAGCCGACGCACCTGCATTTGGCGTTGTTCCCTGTTCGTCGCCATGAATTGCGATCCAGTTTGTGCCCTCAATTGCATACGGTTTTCGGTGGAAATTGATTCCCAATTCGTCAAGCTTCATGAAATTTTCGTATTTCAACTCAGGCGCGCCAAGCAATGCAGGCAGGCGGCTGGCAATTGAGTTGAACAAACGATCAGTGTGATTTGAACGCACAAGGTTGGCTTCGGGCACGTGACGGGTCAATTCCCACAATAACTCAACGCAACGGTCACGGTCACGGCCAATCGTCGGTTCGTGTTCTTCGCTTAGCCCACGCGACCATTTTGAAATTGTATTGAAATCGATTTCGTCACCAATTGTGATAACTTCGTCAGTCCGAAATGCCTTGATAAATTTTGCGAGATTAGCCGTTGCCCTTCGATCTTCAAAGGGAACTTGAAGATCACTGACAACAACGATTTTTTTCATTCGTCGTCGTCTTCGTATTCCGTCGACCCGATTCTGTTTGGATCGACTGGCTCAGGCAAAATCCAGCCAGGATAAGCGTCTTTGTCGCTCAGAATACCTAATGCAATTTCGACGCTAAAACCAGCTTTACGCAATGCTTTGTAATACTCATTTAATGCAATGCAGTATTGTTCCAGCGGTGAATAGTCAATGTCTTTGACTGTTGCTACGCGCTTGCGAGTAGGTCGTTTGGCTGCCATAGCATAATTGTAAAGGCTAGTCAATCAATTTGTTGTACAACACGTCTAACCGAGCTTCTATGCGGTTGACCTGATCTTTAAGGCTTGACCCGCCATTGGGCTTAAATTCGTCCATGACCGATCGAACCATGACCTTGACGCCAGAATAGACGGCAGCCACTACACCAATGCAGCATGTAACAACCGCCGCCCATTCGGTCGGCGTCATTCCCCAGTAACTCCGAAACTTTTGTCATTTGGATTTATAGCACGCAGCAAAACAGGCGCAATGGCTGCAAGGCCAGCATGTAACAAAACCTTAGGATCTTGAATTCCTGCCATGTAAAGGGCAAGCATTGCAGCTATGAACGATCTGGCATAGCTGGCAAGGGCTGCTTTAATTTTGGCTTTGGCCATTTTTTTGTCTCCTTTTTTTGTTTTTCTGCTTTTGCGGGCAATTCAATCTTTGGGTATTCGCCCTTGTACGGTACAAATTTTGGCAGACCAAAACCGACAATGTCACGCTTTAATGAGCGTTGCTTAATCATGACCATACCGCCATTGCGTTGATCGCCTGTGCCAGATGTGTTGCCCTCAATGCAAGTAACAATGTCGCTGCCATGTTCAAAGTCAATAACAATGCCAATGTGCGAAATGCGATCAATGCCGTCATGTGGAAAGTCCATAAATGCCAATGCCCCTAAACTTGGCAAATGTGACCAACGGTTTGTTTCCTTGAATTTATGTGCGCCAATGGCCGTTGCAACGACTGAATGAATTTTGACCCCAGCCTGTGCAGCGCACCAATTGACAAATGAACCGCACCACGGCAAACCGTCTGCCTTTGTAAATTTGCCGTATTTTGTCAGGTTGTCGCCTTCTTCAACCGTTCCAACTTCAGCTAAGGCAACTTCGATCAATCGGGCATTTGTGCCGTCAGGAAAAGTCATGAAATCGATGCAATTTCTTCTTCAGTTAAACCAAGTTTTTCAAACACGGCTTTTCGGGCAGCTTCTTTTTTAGCTAACTCGGCTTGATAAGCCAACAAATCGGGATTGACTTCCCTTTGTAACTCTGCCTCGTTTGTAGGTATTTGAGTTACTTCCCCTGTTTGTACATTATGACTTAATACATACAAATTATCCTGCAAAGACACGATAAGACCCCCCACTGATTGTCCCACTTGCTACTGTTAATTGAAAAGATGATACCGCTTCACTTACTTTATAAGTACCCATTTGCCAGTTGCTATAACCTGTACCAGCACTTGTGCGGTAGTAATGAATAAACTCGGCGGTGGTAAATCCAGATTTACAATTAGTAAGCCTTACATAAAGTGCCTGATTACTATTTGCTGCGCCTTTCGCATCATTTGGCGTTACAATAAAACTCGTTTCAGAGGTTCCCTGAGTAAAATCTGAGGTAGCACCACTTTGTATTAAAAAGACACTTTGATAATTAGTGCCAGTATTTGAGTTTATTCTAAAAAGAAAATTATCATTATTGGTTTGTGTTAT